GGTGGAAGTAAACTCGGATCTTTTGCGTCAGCGCTTTATCTCGTTAAAGAAAAAGCAAACCTCAGCGAAAAAGGTTTAGAAGATATTTGTGAAAAATGTAACATAGAAGTATTGGATTTTTTAAATGAGAACAATCAATGGTTCTTATTAGAAAATAAACAACTATCACCTGGCGTTTATAGAGTTAACAATCCTAAGTTACTTAATAAATCATGTAGTGAATTGGTTTGGGCTAAAGATCAAATTAGAATTAAAGATGATTGTTTTCCAGTAGGAGATGTATTTGGCGTTGATGTATATGAGGCAACTCATATTAAAACTAATCAAGAAATTTACATAACTGCAACTGAATTAATTAGATGAGAATAGCTGGTAGACAAAAAGGAGCAAAGGTAAAACCATATACACATATGTTAGTACAACCGAGTGCTCCAAAGTCTCGATATGTATTTGCTTACTACAGTTCTGAAGAAAAAGCTAAAGCCGCACATAAAAAATATGAAAGACTAATTGGTAATCCTTTAAGAGTTGTTAAACAATCTGGCAAAAGTGCAAACACTGATATGCATGAAGCTACTGAAAGAATACCAAGAAAAAAAGGACAACCAGCTAATAGTAAAAAACATAGTGACTTATATACAGATGAGAATCCAAAAGGTACGATTCATGGTTTGAAGTTTGCTACAGTAGATGATGCAAAGGCATCAGTATCTAAAATTAAGAACTCTGGTAAAAAACATGCTCACCAGATACAAGCAGCAATTGCAATGGAACAAAGAGCGAAAGTCATGGGTAAAGCCGGACCTGCAGCTGTATATAGAGCTTTTATAAACAAAATGAAGAAGAAGACAAAAGCTATGCAAAAAGAATCATTAGAAGAAAAAAATAAAGGTCTATGGCATAATATTAGAATGAGAAGAGCAAGCGGTAAAAGAATGAGAAAAAAAGGTGAGAAGGGTGCACCATCTCCAGAAAATATGGCATCTGCTCAAGCTGCAAGTGAAGATCTTGGTTCAGGTGGAGGAACAACAACTTCATCAATACCTAATCCAGCAACTACAGCAATGGGGCCTAGAATTAAAACTACAACCATGCATGACAAGCGTAGAAAAAAAGATAAGTTTCCAGTACTACTGAAAAGATTTAGAAAATACATAGAAGATCATGGCTAGGCTATATATCTTTTTATTTGTACTTGCTATATTAGCAGGTATTGGCTATGGTGCATATTTCATTTACAATGACACTATGCAACGTATGGCAACCTTACGTGATAACAACGCAAAGCTTGAAGTTGCAGTTAAAGCAAAAGATTCTACAATTAAAGCACTCCAAGAAAATATGCAAAAGCAAATTAAGTTAACTAAAGACTTAAATAACAAGTTAACTATTGCTGAAGAAAATAAGAATAAGTTTTCAAACCTACTTGCTAAAACTGAGATAATTAAATTTAGTTTAGCAGATCCTATAGGTCAAGAAAAGAGAATTAATGAACAGGTTAACAAAATGTTTGGTGGCATCAACGCTGCTACTAAGTAGTTGTAGTTGGAAACCAGAAAAAGAAATAGTAACTGTTGAAAAGGTTATAACTCCTACTATTGCTGTAGCACAAAAAGTTAAACCAATAAATATGTTAGATGTTAAGATTACTGTGATAACTGAAAAGAACTTACCAGAAGTTATTAAAAAAGTTAAAGCTGGCATGGGAGAGTTTGTAATATATGGCTTAGATCCACAGTCATTTAAGAACTTAGCAATTAACTTTGAACAAATAAAGAGATATATAGAACAACAAAATGAAGTTATTTTTTACTATGAAAAAGCGGTAAAACCTAAAGAGGAGAAAAAATAATGGAATTTATAATAGATCAACTTGTTACTTGGTGGCAGTTTACTGTCGTTGGTGTACTAATTATTATAGGTCTTATAATTAATATGTTCGGTGTTGATTGTGATGATGTCATTATTGGATTTGAATATAAAGAAATGCCAAAGCTACAACCTATAGCAATACCTACAGCAGGTAAAGGTTTTTGGGGAGCAATATGGATGTGGCTAATAGGTACACGTAATTGGATAGTCGCAGAAGACTGGACTTTTAGAATTGAAGGAGATTGGTATGTCATTCCAGCAGGATTTACTTTTGATGGTGCGTCTATTCCAAAATTTTTACATACATGGCTATCACCTACAGGCGTACTGCTAATGGGTGGATTAGTACATGACTTTGCATACAAGTATGAAACATTACTGAAAAAAAATAAAAAGAAAACTATAGGAAATATTACTCAGAAAAAAGCAGATCTAATATTTCGTGATATAAATATTGAGCAAAATGGATTTCATCTATTAAATAAGTTAGCCTATTGGGCATTAAGAATAGGTGGATTCGTTGCATGGAATAAACATAGAAAAGTAAACGCAAAAATCGTATAGGAGAACATAATGGATTATGATTTTGAAGGTGAAATGTTAGGTGCTATTAAAAAGCACGCTGAAGGAAAGATTGCGATGGCGAAGGCCACGGCACAGGTTTATATGAATAATCCTGTAGGTATTGGTGAGCATCCACAAGTTATGGAAGAACTTGAAAAGCAAATGATGGAAATGGCTAAGTACGATGACGTGTTGCAAATGATTAAAAAATATTTTGATGATATTGATTAAAAAGTCCTTTACAAGATCGTAAAAATAATATATAATATCTAAATACAATAAAAAAATAATCAGAAATAAGAGGTAGAAATGCAGCAATCATTTGTTGACACAAGGAATTTTTTGTCTCAAACTAAATTCTACGAAGGATACTCACGCTTTAAAGAAGATGAGTCAAGGTATGAATCTTGGGATGAGGCAGTTGATCGTGTTATCGACATGCACGATAAAAACTATATGAATAATAATAATGAATTAACTGGATATTTAGAAGAAGCTCGTGGTGCATATAAAGAACAAAGAGTTCTTGGTGCTCAGCGTGCACTCCAGTTCGGTGGAGAACAATTAATGAAACACCAAATGAGGATGTATAACTGTACTTCTTCATATGTTGATAGGCCAGAGTTTTTTGGTGAGGTGTTTTATATCTTATTATGTGGAGCAGGTGCAGGTTTTTCTGTACAAAGACACCACATTAAAAAATTACCAAAATTACAAAATAGAACAAAGCAAGCGAAAGGCTATATAGTAGAAGACTCAATAGAAGGCTGGGCATCAGCACTTGACATATTGATGTCTTCATTCTTCGTAGGCGGTGGTAAATACCCAGAATACGAAGGTAGAAGAGTATACTTTGACTTATCACAAATCAGACCAAAAGGCGCACTTATTTCAGGTGGATTTAAGGCTCCAGGTCCAAATGGTTTACGTAGGTCATTAGATAAAATAGAACACTTACTTCAAGGTATTGTATTAGATTCCAAAGAACCAATAGCTATTCAACCTATTCACGCATATGATATTACGATGCATGCAGCTGATGCTGTATTATCAGGCGGCGTACGTAGGTCAGCGACAATTTGTCTTTTCTCGCCAGATGATGAAGAAATGATGAATGCTAAGACAGGCAATTGGTTTATGGATAATCCTCAAAGAGGAAGGTCTAACAACTCTGCAGTTATTGTAAGAGATAAGACTACACCAGAGCAGTTTGGCAAGATCATGGAATCAGTCAAGCAGTTTGGTGAACCAGGATTCGTTTTCGTTGAGTCTACAGAACATACTACTAATCCATGTGTGGAGATTGGTATGTATCCGCAGATTAATAAAAAGTCAGGTTGGCAAGGTTGTAACCTAACTGAAATCAACGGAGGGAAATGCAATACCGAGGAAGACTTCTATAAGGCATGCCGAGCAGCGTCTATCCTCGGTACCCTACAAGCAGGGTACACAGACTTCAAGTTCTTAACTGATACTTCAAAAAAAATATTTGACAGAGAAGCATTACTTGGTGTCTCAATAACTGGATGGATGAATAATCCTAGCATACTGTTTGATGAAAAGATACTAGAAAAAGGTGCTCAAATAGTTAAGGATGTAAACCGTGAGGTTGCTAAAATCATTGGTATTAATCCAGCCGCAAGAACGACATGTGTTAAGCCTAGTGGTAATGCATCTGTATTATTACAAACTGCATCAGGCATACATGCAGAACACTCTTCTATGTACATCAGAAATGTACAGATGAATAAAGAATCTGAGATAACTCAGGCTATAATGAAAACAAACCCGTACATGGTCGAGGACTCAGTGTGGTCTGCCGGCGGAACTGATGTTGTCGTATCATTTCCAATATTGCCTAATAAGGGTTCAATGTACAAAGATGACTTACTAGGAATTAAGCACTTAGAACTCGTTAAGAAAGCTCAAAAGCACTGGGTTGAAACTGGTACTAATGAAGAGTTATGTGCTGATGAGGGTATAAGACACAATGTATCAAATACTATCATAGTTGATGACTGGGATGAAGTTGAAAAATATGTATTTGAAAATAGAGATGCTTTTGCTGGAATATCTTTCTTAGCAATGACTGGCGATAAAGACTATAACCAAGCACCTAATACTGCCGTCATAACTGCAAAGGATATGGTTAAGAAGTATGGTAATGCTGCAGTGTTTGCTTCAGGTATGGTTGTGGACTCACTGAAATGCTTTCCAAACTTATGGGATGCTTGTGCCACAGCAAAGGGGTTTGGCCAAGACATATCTCTCGAGTCATCAGAGAATGCTATGAAGAAAGACTGGATAAGAAGGTTTACTAAGTTTGCTGATAACTACTTAGGATCAGACAATAACTTAGCTGAGCATTGTCTTAAGGATGCGTACCTCTTACATAAATGGAATAAGATACAATCAACTTTAAAGACTGTTGACTGGAAAGAAGACATAACAGAAAGAAAGTATACCGATGTTGATACACTCGCTGCAGCCGCATGTGCCGGTGGTGCATGTGAAATCGATTTCTAAAGTTGTTTCTCCTTGCGTTAAAGTATGTACTCTCAAGGAAGACTTTTGCATAGGATGCGGAAGAACAACGCAAGAGATCGCAGAATGGGGTAAGGCAACAATAGAGAGAAGGAAAGAGATCATTGAAAGACTACCAGATAGAATGCGAAGAATGTGATGAAACTTCGTTTGTGGCATCGTATAAAAAACCTTCTTACTGCCCGATGTGTGGAAGAAGAGCAGAGCCTGAAGAAGTTCAGTCCGTGGACAAGAATAAATAGTCAAAACATGACAGATAAAGAAAAGATGGATAAAGGCTTTAACGGTAAGACTTATTCAATAAATGGAATCGATGTGGACTTTTAACGAAGAAGAATATAATAAAACGCCAGAGGATTATCAAGGCTTTGTATATCAAATCACCGAACTGGATTCCAACAAAAAGTATATTGGAAAAAAGAATTTCTGGAAACCAAAGACGCTACCAATCACCAAGTCACGCAAGAGACGTGTACGCACACGTACGGAGTCTGACTGGAGAGAATACTATGGTTCCTCAGATGAAGTACGCAGACTTGTGGAATCACGAGGACAAGACAAGTTTAAGAGAGAAATAATTAAACTTTGTAAGACGAAAGGAGACATGTCATATTATGAAGCTAAGATCCAGTTTGATAATGATGTTTTATTTCGTAACGACTACTACAACAACTTCATAGGTTGTAAAATTCACGCAAAACATTTAACAAGTTAATAAAATAACTGTTTACAAACCTAATTTTTTATGGTATAATAGTACTATAAAATGAAAAAATATCTAAACACATTGTGCCAATAATGGTGCGTAATTAGATACAGGAGAAAAGTATGTCTAAAAAATCAAATGTAATAAATTTTAAAAAAGAAAAGCTAAAAAAGTTTGACGAAGAAAATGAAATCATCTTCACTGTCGATGATGAAAAATATACTCTAGGCGAGTGTGTTGAGCAATCGCAGAATGATAATGGAATGGAATTTGTATTTAGATTGGATTTGGAAGATGACGAAGAAACTATTCACTAAGATTGAATTATTAGAAAAGCAGATAGCTGAAGAGGTTAAAGAAAAATATACTTTATATAAGCGTATTAAAGAATTAACTGAAGAGATAAATGCTTTAAAGAATAAGAGCCCAGAGATGCCTAGCATCTCTGGTCCAAACGATGTTCAGAGGTATCGAACATAGTTAACATGTTAATAACAAAATTTAAATTAATTGCATTTTTTCCTTTACAAAGCTTAAAAACTAGTGTATAATAGATCTATAAAATGAAACAAGCGGAGAAACTAAAATGCAAATTCAAAAACAAATCAAAGACATTCAATTCGATAATGATGGCGTATCTGAAGCCATCGTTATGGCCTCAGCTGCCGGTTGGTACGTCGGCAAGATAGATAAGTCCGAAGGATTTATCCAGCCGTACAACAGGTACAGTGGTTACTTTGCCACTCCTGAGGAGGCACAAAAGGAGCTAGAGCTTTATGCCTAGTCCTTCCGAAATACAATCGATGCTTCCACTATATTTTCAACTCCTCTTCTTCGCAGTAGCTGGAGCATTGATTGTAGGCGTCTTCTTTTCCATAGTTGGTTGGTTCTTTCGTAATGCAGTTTTTATTATGATTATCGTTGCAATACTATTTGCAATCAACTATGGTTATATTGATTTAACTAATTTATTTGGAGCTGTTAAAAATGACAATGCATTTATTACCGATCTATTACAACAATAATAATACCAAGAAAAAAAAGCAACCTTTTCGTAAGCCCGGCTGGCTCAAGGCTCAAGCTGAGCATGATAAGTGGCTTAGGTCTCGCGGTGTACATCCTGATCAGCTAAAGCACAAGTCTAAGAGTTCAGGTAATAAAGTTCCGGTATATAGTAGTGGTAAGTCACTTCCTACTTCAAACTATGTAGGTCCAATAGTCGGTAAAAAAACTGCCAATCAGTATAC